AAATCATTCTCAACAGTTATATCCAAAAGCATACCCTGGTGCTAAATGGAGAGAACAAGAAAAAGAATGGAAGTTTCCATCAGGTGCTAGAATAGAATTTGGATATGCAGAGAATCTAACAGATGTTTTAAGATATCAAGGACAGTCATATACATGGATTGGAATTGATGAATTACCACAATATCCTACACAAGATATCTATAATTTCTTACGTTCATCTTTAAGAAGTGTAGACCCTGAGATTCCAGTGTTTATGAGAGCTACAGGCAATCCGGGAAATGTTGGCTCACAGTGGGTTAAGGAAATGTTTGTTGACCCCTCTACACCAAACACTAAATTTGATATTGACATTAAGACACCAACTGGTATAAAAAAAATATCAAGAAGATTCATTCCTGCTAAACTACAAGATAATCCATATCTTATGCAGACAGATGATTACTACGCAATGTTAGCATCATTACCTGAAGTACAAAGAAAACAATTCTTAGATGGTAACTGGGAAGCATTTGAAGATTCATCTTTCCCTGAATTTAATAAAGATGTTCATGTAGTTAAGTCTTTTGATATACCGAGGGGTTGGATGAGATTCAGAGCAGCAGACTGGGGATATAGTTCACCTGCTTGTTGTTTATGGTTTGCAATAGATTTTGATAATAATATTTTTGTTTACAGAGAATTATATACAAAAAAACTAACTGCAGATTTATTTGCTCAAAAAGTATTACAGTTAGAAGAGGGTGAGTATATTCGTTATGGAGTTCTCGATTCTTCAACATGGGCTAGACGAGGAGACATAGGTCCTAGTATTGCAGAGACAATGGTGCAAGAGGGATGTCGTTGGAGACCGTCTGATAGAAGTCCAAGAAGTAGAGTAGCAGGTAAATTAGAATTACATAAAAGATTAAAGTTAAACGAAGATACAGGATTTCCTACATTATTTATTTTTGATAATTGTATAAATTTAATTAGAACATTACCCATGTTACCGATTGATAAAAATAATCCTGAAGATGTAGATACTCATGCAGAAGACCATGCTTATGATGCACTTCGATATGGTTGTATGAGTAGACCTGTCCATCCAGTATCACAAAAGTTTCATGACTTTGGTGTTGGTCAAACTAAAGATGTAGTAGCAGATAAAGTTTTTGGTTACTAATGAAAGATATTAAAGTAGGATATAAAAGTTACAAAGTAAAAAACTTAGATTCTATCGTATCTAAATGCAATGAAATAAATGGACAGTTTCTTGCATCAGATGGAATGATAGCTTTATCATCTACAGAAGATTCTATATCTCATGTTAATACTTTAGTGCATGAAATATTACATGCTATTGTATTTCAATGGGGAATAGAATTAGATGAGAAAGAAGAAGAAAAAATTTGCAATACTCTTGCGAATGGACTAACGACTGTATGTGTAGATAACCCTTGGTTGTTACCTTACATACAAAAACAATTAAAAGGAGAAAACTAAAATGGCAATCATGAAGAAATATGTACAAGGTGAATTACCTGAGAACATGTATGGAAACGAAGCTGCAAAGCAAGGTGATTCCAAGACTAATGTTGTAAAAGGTGGTTCAGCTTTTCCTGCTGACTATGCTGAAGGTGGAGTAAACAAAGACTTCCCTAAAGATAAAAAGTCATATGTAGATGGTAAAGTTTTTACCATGGCAGACGAAAAAGATTATTAAGAGAGGTATAAATGCCACATTCTAATACGAGTGGCTTGACATCTGAATCTGATGAAGTTAATTCTTTATCGGAGGAGAAAGATGAATCCTATAGTAATTTAGGTTATCTTATTGAATCTAGACTAAAGGAATCAGAACAAGCACGTCTTTATGACGAAAAAAGATGGTTAAGAGCATACAGAAACTATAGAGGTATCTATGGTTCTGATATGGCTTTTCGTGATTCTGAAAAGTCTAAAGTTTTTGTTAAAGTAACAAAGACAAAAGTTCTCGCTGCATACGGACAATTAATAGAGGTTTTATTTTCTCAAGGAAAATTTCCTATTACTGTTTCCCCTACCACTGACCCGAGTGGAGTGGAGCAGTACGCCCATTTAAAACCAGATAATATGAAGAATCCTCGTATGGAGGATATTTATGGTTTTGAAGGAGACGGTAGAAATGTAGAGCCCGGAGCTACTGCTGATAGTATTTTAAATGGTTTAGCAGAAAAATATGCTAACGTAGGTTTTGAAAAAGGTCCTGCACCTGATTTAAAAACTATGCCACAGATAGAACCTGCTGAAGAAGCTGCACGTAATATGCAAAAGCTAATTCATGACCAATTAGAAGAATCCCATGCTATTTCAGTAATGCGTCATGTATTATTTGAAATGTGTTTATTAGGCACAGGAATACTAAAAGGTCCATTTAACTACGAACAATCTTTGCACAAATGGTCATTAAATGATGCAGGAGAAAGAGAATATACTCCTAGCACTAAGTTAGTTCCTAGAATAGAGGCAGTGAGTTGTTGGGATTTATATCCTGACCCTGATGCAATTAATATTGAAGATGCAGATTATGTCATACAAAGACATATATACAACAGGGGACAGGTTAGAGATTTAGCTAATAGACCTTTCTTTAGAAAATCAGCTATAGAAGAATTATTAGCAGGTGGTCCAAACTATGAAACAAGAAGTTATGAAACTGCATTGTTTGATAGAGAGAATCAAGAAGAGTATAATAAAAATAGATTTGAAGTTTTAGAATACTGGGGCACAATGGATAAAGCCTTAGTAGAAGAAGCAGGTATTGAAATGCCTGATGATATTTCAGATGAGTTAGATGAAGTTCAAATTAACGCTTGGATTTCAAATGGCCAAATACTTAGATTAGTTTTAAATCCTTTTACACCTGCAAGAAATCCTTTTATGGTATGTCCTTATGAAATCAATCCTTATCAATTCTTTGGCGTGGGCATACCTGAGAATATGGATGATGCACAAACAATTATGAATGGTCATGCAAGAATGGCTATTGATAACTTAGCATTAGCAGGTAATTTAGTTTTTGATGTAGATGAAACTATGTTAGTCCCTGGACAAGATATGACTATCTATCCCGGAAAAATATTTAGAAGACAAAGTGGTCAAACAGGACAAGCACTACATGGTTTAAGATTTCCAAATACTGCACCTGAGAATATGCAGATATTTGATAAGTTTAGACAATTAGCAGATGAAGCTACAGGCATACCATCTTATTCACATGGCACAACTGGAGTTATGTCTACTACAAGAACAGCATCAGGTATGTCTATGTTAATGGGAGCTGCAGCACTAAATATAAAAACAGTTGTCAAAAATGTAGATGATTATTTATTAAGACCATTAGGTGAAACTTTATTTCAATGGAATATGCAATTTAATAAAAATATTCCAGATATACAAGGAGACTTAGATGTCAAAGCACAAGGCACAAGTTCTTTAATGCAAAAAGAAGTAAGGTCTCAAAGATTGATGACATTTATGCAAGTTGCATCAAATCAATTCTTAGCACCGTTTGTAAAGTGGCACAGTATTATTAGAGAGATTGCAAAGTCAATGGATATTGACCCTGACCAGTTAGTTAACGACCCTGAGAAAGCAGCAATCTTCGCAAAGATGATAGGAGAAATGAATGCAAATCAACAAGCTCAAGGCGATAACCAACAACAAGGCGGCATGGGAGCTACTGGAGGAGTACCTGCAGGAGCAACTGTCACTGACACACAAGGGTCTGGAGGTGGCAATATCGGAGTCGGAACTCCACAAACTCCAGGGGAAAGCGGCTTTACTGCACCAAATACTCAACCTCAAGGACCAACTGAACAATAAATAAATGGCTATAGATAAACTATCTGATGTATTAAAACAAGAAGCTGAAGGGATAATGTTTCCTTTCAGGAATAAAGTTAAGCCTGTATCTGATACAACTCAAGAAGCATATAACTCAACAACAGATGGTATTATGTCTATCACAGGTAAAAAATATATAGGGCCTGATTCTGTAATACAATACGGAGATAGTTATCAAAGACAATTAAAACAAATTGAAAAAGGTATGTTACCACAGTTTGACCAACAACAGTTTCCAGATGTAGGTGAGGGCATAGTTGAAGATAGAGGTTTTCCAAAAGCACAACCTGTAGACACAACACCAGTGCAACCTGATGAACCAAAGTTTGACCCATGTCCACCAGGATTTAAATTAATAAATGGTGTATGTCAGCCTGTAGAACAAGATAGAGGTAGAGATAGACCTCCTCCTCAAGGGCCTAAAATTGTAAACGGTATTATAGAGGGTTTTGAAGATTTAGATTTACAAGGCGTAGATGTTAGAACTGGAGATTTTTATAATAGGCTATCCCCTGAAATGAAAGCAGAGTATGACAGAGCATTAAAATATGGTAGAGGATTACAAGTAAAGTTTGGACCTGATGGAGAGCCTGTAAGAATAGTAGCAAAGTCTCCTAATATTTTACAAGCATTGGCAGAAATGAATGTTATAGCAGGAGTATTAAATGCTTTTGCATCAAAAGAAAAAGTAACAGATAAAGAAGTAGAAGATACCTCTGATAAAATTATTAATTTAATTGACCAAGAGGCTACTCCAAGAGATTTTGGTACACTTTTTGGCGTAGATGATTTTGGACAATTACAAAGAAATATAGATACAGCTAATTTAGAAATTTCTGCAGCCACAGAGGCACTACAACAAATAGCAAATTCTACAAAATATAGAGAACAAAGAACAGATAAACAAATAGATGATGATATACGAACACAACAAAGAAAAATTGAAAAAGCAAGACAAACTATAGAAGAAAGTAATGATATGATGCAAGGAACAAGTGCAAAAGAAGATAGAGAAAGAGCAGCAATAATGGCTAGGGATATTAATAGAGAACGTAAGTCAGCAGAACAAAGAATAAAAGAATCTGAGGATAGAAGAAAAGCAGAAGCTGCAAAACCAATAGAACAAAGACAAAGTGAAAAAGAAGAAAGAAGTGCAAACTTTAGAAAGTTATCAAGAGATATAGCTAGTTTTAGAGATAAATTTAGGAGATAAAATATGGAAGAAGAAATGAGACAAGGAGTTATGGGAGCAAACGTGCAACAAGCACCTGCATCTCAACCTATGGAATTAAAAATATCAGCAAGAGAAGTTTCTAATAATTTACAAAATTTAGAAGAACAAGAAAAAATGTTAATTACACAATTAAATGTAGAGCCTTTTAGAAATTTTATGTCAAAAGTTTTTGGTTCACAGTTTGGTATGGTTATGAAAGAAGCTATACCTGAACCACAAGTTTCACAACCCAGTGAAAGCCCTGCACCTACGCAAGGACAGGGAATGATGACGCAGCCACCCTCTGCATAGAGGCCCTGCATATGGGGGCGACCTGAATCCAACAGCACCCCGAAGGAGAATAAATGGAAAAAGACGAAAACAAATCTGAAGTTGTTGAAGAAAAAAATTCTGAAGCAACAGAGGAAGTTGCAAAACCAACTCCATACAAACATCCTAATAGGAATTTGATGGACAAGGAAATCGAAACAACAGCTACTGAAGAATCTAAGGAAGAATCTGACGAGAAGAAACCTAAAGATGAACACCCTGTAGGAGTAGAAGATGCCGTATTTAAGAAGAGATATGACGACTTAAAAAGGCATTATGATGAGACAGTCGGAAAGCATAAAGACGAACTCTTAAAACTTAAAAAAGAAAAAGAAGCATTAGCCTCGAAACCAATCTTCAAATCAAAAGAAGAATTAGAAGAATGGCGTAAAGACTATCCAGACATGTATGATTCTGTAATGCAAATGACAACAGAAGCTACTATGAAAGCTAAACAAGAAATGCAAG